TTGGTGAAGATGGAAAACCTATTTACCGAGCAGACGGCAAGGTGCTGAAGGGACCTAACTACAAACCACCCACACTTACAGACCTAGTTTAATAATGACCACATCACTTATCTCACGTACTGGACGTGTACAATCGTGGCTCGATAACCCTGAGTCACGTCTTCCAGTTTCATGCACCGTCTACGTGTGCGAAGACTCAATGGAGGGACCAAATGGAATCGAGGCGAGCTGGAGATTTGCGTCACATGCTCTTAGAAATGGAGCGGGTTGCGCTATCCACCTGTCAGAGTTACGACCCAAAGGAACTGAATCTCGTAAGGGAGATGATGTCCTCATTGCATCAGGTCCAGTCTCATTCGGAAAGATCTACTCAACACTGAATGAGATCTTACGTAGAGGTGGAACCTACAGAAATGGTGCGATAGTTTTACATCTTTCGGCGGATCATCCAGACGCTTTGGAGTTCATCACTACACCACGTAGTGAGTTGCCTTGGGTGAAACGCTGCATCAACATTACACCAGAGATGTGGGAAGCATGTGAGTTCAAAGAAGAACTGCTGTTCGGAATCAAATCTGGTGACATCTGGTTAAACAAAATCCGTCATGATCTACAAGGAAATCGAATCTATGGGAACGTTTGTCTTGAAGTGTACTTGCCTTCCAGAGGAACGTGCCTCTTGCAGCATGTCAATCTCTCTGCCTGTGAATTTGACAACATTCCAAGAGCTTTCCGTGAAGGGATGCAAGAACTGTGCTCACTACATGGTCGAACTGGTGTCGGCGCTTCAGGGGAATATCTCCCTAGCGTCACAGACAGACAAGTCGGCCTCGGGATGCTTGGACTCGCCAACCTCCTTCGGCGGTACGGAATAACGTACGAACAGTTTGGTGTTGCACTGGATCAAGTTAATGGTGGTGATGTTGTACAGACACCTGCCTTTGCTTTGGCCAGTCAGTTCAAGACAGGTATCACAGAAGCTGCTGCTATTGCACGTAGCCACAACATGGTGCGAGCCTTTGCTATTGCACCGACTGCTAGCTGCAGTTACAGGAGCAAAGACCTTGATGGGTTCACTGCAACACCAGAGATTGCACCACCTATTGGCCGGACAGTGGACCGTGACAGCGGTACGTTCGGGGTACAAACATATGATTACGGTGACGTTGAGATCGCATCAGAGGTTGGCTGGGACGCTTACAAGCGTGTAGCTGATGGTCTGATGGTGATGCTTAGCGACACAGGGCTTCTTCATGGGTATAGCTTCAACAGTTGGAGTGATGTTGTCACGTACGACAACGCCTTTATCGAAGAGTGGCTACGGTCCCCACAAACGAGCCTCTACTACAGCCTTCAAGTGATGGGGGATGTGCAAGATAAATCTGATGCGTACGCTGCATTGAAAGACGACGACATTGAACATTATCTGGAGGACATTCTTAATGAACCACAATGTGACTGTCAGGAATGAACCCTTACGAAAAATTGATGGCGCGGAAGCGCAAATGGACACCAGTCCAAACAGAAGCCGGAGCTTGCAAGGAGGGTGCGGAGGAAACTCTGTATCGTGCACTTGCTCTTCGGCACATGGAACTACCTGTGGGGGACTTCATCACTGATGCTCTTACCACTGAAATACCAGAAGTCGCCAGAGAAATACTCATCTCAAATGTACGGGATGAAGAGAACCACGACGTGGCACTTGGTTACATCGCCAATGCTTTCGGCGTTGATCAAAAGGCGGAGGCGGAAGCGATCAAGCTACGGGATGCGTGGACTTCGCATCCAGATCACACGATCGTCAAAGCAATGGTTGCCGAGCGTGCAATTTTCTTTGTACTACTCCCATTCTTTAGAGCTAATGGTGACCCTGGTATGCGAACAGTCTCTGCGGACATCTCCAGAGATGAACAAATACACGTGGCAACCAACAGCCTCGTATGCAAGGAGCTGGGGCTTGAAGCGTCACCGTCCCTGGACCGACTGAGAAAGGCAACGATCAACTGGGTGATGCAACCTCTGAAGGTTGGAGCATCTGATAAAAAATTGGACAAAAAATTTTGGCTAGATCAGAGCGACAATCTTATGTATCAGGGTAAAGCACCTGAACTTTCTTTCACCAAGGCAAGCAGAGTTCCTGCCTTCTTTGAGCACAGCAATGTCAATCTACCCCAATACGCTTGAGCCAATCTTTGGCCCAGAACTTCGATCAATTGTCGAAGAGTTAAATGAATTCTATCCACCCGTTACTCCTACACCAGACTGGACCGAACGTCAGATCATGTATCGATCTGGACAACGTTCAGTCGTGGAGTGGTTAATCCAACGCATAGAAAACTAATGTGTTTCAACAATAGCGGCGCGCCGTCGCCACCACAAATTGCACGTGTAGCACCGCCACCACCGCCAAAGCCACTGCAAATTGCACAGACTGCAAGTCTACCTACAAGACAAACAACAACACAAGATAAAAAAGAAGTTGCTTTCGGAGCTAAGAGTACACGTGATAAATCTAAAGCTCCTAAACGTGATGCTGCTTCCCTTCTAATTCCAATGGGCAGTACAGGTAATAAACCTGGAGGACTCAACGCATGAGTACTGCACGTGAACGGTATAGCAAGCTGTCTTCCAACCGACATCAGTTTCTTGAGACAGCTATTGACTGTTCCAAGTTGACCCTTCCGTATCTCATCTCACGTGATGAGGAACAATCAAACCACAAGGTGCTTGTCACCCCGTGGCAGTCAGTGGGTAGCAAAGCAGTTGTCACTTTGGCAGCCAAGCTGATGCTTGCATTGCTTCCTCCACAAACAACGTTCTTTAAACTCCAAGTAAAAGAGGACAAGCTGGGTGAAGACATCACTCCTGAAATTAAGAGTGAACTTGACCTGTCCTTTTCCAAGATGGAACGAACCATCATGGAATCAATCGCTGCTTCTAATGATCGAGTCGTAGTGCATCAAGCACTGAAGCACCTGATCGTTGGTGGTAACGCATTGATCTTCATGGGTAAGGAAGGACTTAAGCACTACCCACTGAACCGCTACGTCGTCAACCGTGACGGCAATGGTCAGGTCATTGAGATCGTGACAAGGGAATCAGTGAGCAAAGAACTGCTCAACATGAAGAACTTCGAGCCAGTACCTAACCGTGTTCAGGACGACAGTTCTGGTCATGACGATGAGGTTGATGTCTACACCCACGTCAAGCTCGACAACGGTCGCTGGCGTTGGCACCAGGAGTGCATGGATAAGCACATGGATGGTACGAAAGGTACTGCTCCTAAAGGCTCCAGCCCTTGGCTCGTTCTACGGTTCAACACCTGCGATGGTGAGGACTATGGACGTGGCCGGGTTGAAGAATTCCTGGGTGATTTCCGTAGCCTTGAGGCACTTAGCCAGGCACTAGTAGAAGGCAGCGCGGCTGCTGCGAAGGTTGTATTCCTCGTCAGTCCGTCGTCTACTACTAAGCCACAGACACTGGCTCAGGCTGGTAACGGTGCAATCATCCAAGGCAGAGAAGAAGATGTCACTGTCGTCACTACTGGTGGCAAGACAGCTGACTTCGCTACTGCTGCCAACCTTGCTCAACAACTTGAGCGTCGAATTGGAGAGGCGTTCTTACAGCTGAACATCCGTCAGTCAGAAAGAACTACTGCTGAAGAAGTACGCCTTACACAACTCGAACTAGAACAACAACTCGGTGGCCTCTTCAGTCTATTGACTGTCGAGTTCCTTGTCCCTTATCTCAGCAGAGTCATGCTTGTGCTGCAGAGAAATGGACAGCTACCAAAGATTCCTAAAGAGTATGTCAGTCCGACTATTGTCGCTGGTGTTAATGCTTTGGGTCGTGGTCAAGATCGTGAAAGCTTGACGACATTTATTACAACTATTGCTCAGACACTTGGTCCTGAAGCATTGATGAAGTACATCGATTCAACTGAAGCTATCAAACGATTGGCTGCTGCTCAAGGTATTGACTACCTGGGCCTGGTCAAGCGTGAAGATCAGATTCAGCAAGAGATGCAACAGCAACAGCAGATGGCACAGCAACAGTCCCTTGTGGATCAGGCTGGTCAGCTAGCTAGTGCACCAATGATGGATCCTTCTAAGCAACCACAACAAGAACAACAACTACCACCACAAGATGCCTGATACTATTTCAATGGACGAGTCTCAATCAGACGCGCCTGAACTTAATGCTGATGAGCAAGAGTCTCTTGCCATTGGTGAACAGATGCAAGAGGCTGATGATCAGTTGCTTGCCGGTAAGTACAAAAGCGTACAAGACCTAGAGAAGGGTTACCTCGAAGCACAAAAGATGCTGGGTGACCGCTCTGCTGAACAAGAGACTGTTGAAGAGGAACCTTCTGATTCTTCTCCTACCGACTATCTCAATGCAGCAGCGTCTGAGTACGGTGAGAAAGGTGAGTTGTCTGAAGAGACAATGAATCAACTTACTTCCATGTCTAGTGAAGAATTGATTGCTGCATATATCAATACGCAAGCTAATCAACAGCAGACACAAGGCGTAGATCTGAGTGATCGCCAAGTCCAATCTATTAAACAGACTGTAGGTGGAGAAGAACAATACGACGCATTGGTTGGCTGGGCTGGTGAAAATCTAGACAGTTCTTCTATCGATGCATTCGATGCGTTGGTTGAATCTGGCAATGCTAAAGCAATTGAACTTGCAGTTGCTGGATTGTATTCAATGTACGAAGCACAAAATGGAAGTGATGGACAAATGATTACTGGTAAAGCACCTGCCTCTAGAGGTGACCGCTTCCGTAGCCAACAAGAAGTTGTGGCTGCTATGAGCGATGCTCGTTATGACAATGACCCTGCATACCGTCAGGAGATCATTGAAAAACTTGAACGTTCGGATGATTTCTTCGGATGAATGACACACAAATTTGGCCTAAAGAACCACGAATGTATATTAAAGAAGTAACCGTGACACACAACGAAAAAGCTGAAAAGCTCAATGGTCGTCTTGCAATGCTTGGCGTCATCGCAGCTATTGGTGCATACGCAATGACTGGACAACTTATCCCTGGAGTCTTTTGATGCCTTACGGACCTGGAACATACGGAACTAAAAAAGGAAGACCACCCGGAAAGAAAAAGCCAAAGGGAGGTAAGAAGTAATGCCTGGAAAAGGTTTATACGCAAACATCCACGCTAAGCGCAAACGCATTGCTGCTGGCAGTGGAGAGAAAATGAGAAAGCCGGGGACTGCTGGTGCACCTACCAAAGAAAACTTTAAACGGTCGGCTAAAACTGCAAAAAAAAATAAATGAAATTTCTTCTACTTGGTGCACTTCTTTTTGCACCCGCTGCCAGTGCTCATGTCACTGGAACTGAACATGCTCATGATCACTTTGAAGTGATCGAAGTCCCACTCTTCTGTACTGAAGACGAACAAGAAATCCATCTCAATTAATTAAAATGAAATCTATTATCGCTACCGGTATCCTCCTCGGCTTCGGCTCTGCTGCTGTTGCTGGCCCTTATGTGAATATCGAAAACAACGCTGGCTTTACTGGCTCTGACTTCAACGCACACGTAACTGACTTCCATGTTGGCTATGAGGGTGGTGATGAATGGGCTTCCTGGTATATCCAAGCTGGCCCTTCCCTCTTTGTTGAGGATGCCGGTGAAGCTGACACCAAAGCAACCGGCAAGCTCGGTGGTTCACTTGCAGCCACTGACAACATCAGTATCTACGGTGAGCTGTCTGCTGCCTTTGATGCAGAGAACCTGTACGGCACCAAGCTTGGTGTGAAGTACACCTTCTAAGTAACTATTGCGGTGGGTGGGAGGTTACTTCGATTTATTTAAATGGCTTCTACAATTACTTCACAACGTAGGAGTAGTGCCTGGGAAGAGTTTTGTTCCTGGGTTACTTCTACCAATAACCGTCTTTATGTCGGGTGGTTTGGGACACTGATGATTCCGTGTCTTCTTACAGCTACCACCTGCTTCATCATCGCCTTCATTGCAGCCCCTCCGGTTGACATTGATGGCATTCGTGAGCCCGTTGCTGGCTCTTTAATTTATGGAAATAACATCATCTCCGGCGCTGTCGTGCCATCCTCAAACGCCATCGGTTTGCACCTGTACCCAGTGTGGGAAGCCGGTTCTCTTG